GCCCTCCTTATCGTGGAGCCACCTAAAGTACTTAGTCGTGTAACAGTCTTCCTGGGCGAGGTGAGTTACGGGGTTTATTTGTGGACTTTGCTCTTCCAGGAACTTTTTGGGGTAAGTGGAATACTTTACGGCATCCTAACTGCAATTGCTACAGAGTTCCCGCTGAGAAGAAGAGAAATCAGAAGCAGAATAACCTTCTATAGAAGTGCGGGTCGGAATTGAATAAAAACATATGTTTTGAAAGTGGTAAACTACCGTTTGCATCTATAGAAGTGCGGATACATTTGCTTATGTGTAACTAAGAAATTATTGAATTTCGTTCTTGCTTATGTGCAATAGTAAATTTTTCGAGCTTCCATGTTGCTTCTTATGTGCAAGGTATATTTTATTGAATCTTATGATTGCTTGTGTGCAGAAAATCCTTTATTGACGTAAACTGTTGCTTATGTGCAGGTCTACCATTATTGGACTATATTAGTTGCTTATGTGCAGATATAGCCTTATTGAGCGTGTCTCTTGCTTATGTGCAGGCGTTTTGTTATTGAGTAATATTTTTGCTTGCGTGCAGTGGCTAACTTATTGACCCTCTTGATTGCTTACGTGCAAGACGGCAATTATTGAGGTTTTCTCTTGCTTGGGTGCAATTATCGAGTTATTGAGTCGTCGCCTTGCTTATGTGCAATACGGCGATTATTGAATAGCTTTTTTGCTTATGTGCAGACGGACGTTTATTGATTCGCTCTCTTGCTTATGTGCAGGTTATGTGCAGGTTCGCCCTTATTGAGAAAGAATCTTGCTATTATGCAATTTCACTATTATCGACGGTATCGCTTGCTTATGTGCAAGTACGTTATTATTGAAAACTAATATTGCTTGTGTGCAGTCAAATTCTTATTGATTAGATCTATTGCTTGTGTGCAGTCATTCAATGACCTTTTTCCTCTTAAGCCATGTTACCACCTCATCCCTATCTATCCCTAACTCTTCTATGGTCTTCTCAAACATTACCTTATATTTACTACTCTTTATGTCAACGTAATAGTCTGTGATCGGTGACACTATGAAGTCCTCATGTTTCCTTATTACTTCGTATTCCTTCCCCAAAACTACTTTGTAAGCTTCAGTTAGTGGCACTCCTTCATGATAATGCATTGACACTGCAAAGTACTGCGATAGTAGTAAGGATATTGCTTTCCTGATAGCAGTCCTCTGTACTCTTAGCTTAGACCAGTCTGGATGTTTAACCGCGATTTCTTCCTTGAATGATTTTATTATCTTAGCGTAAACACCGCCCGCCAGTATGAGGTTGTTAGCCAGAATTCCTAATAGAAACGTCTTAACAGTTCTGTTGTACTTAACGTTCCTCGCTGAAGTCCCGATAAGTTTCGCACCGTCGTTAGGGCATAACCACCCATCTTTCGAGGGAACGGCTGGTTTCCCATTCGAGGACTCACCACCGTAATAATAATACCCGCATTTAGGGCATGTAAACATTACAGCCAAACCAGCGTACTTCCTGAATTTATTAATGTTATACTGAAACCTTGGTGGATACGCATAAACGATGAGTCTAGAAGCGTTAGCAGATCCTATCCCCCTAATAAATGCCAGGTATTTAGTAAATTCAGGGAATTTCGTAACAGCATCACCTATAAGTCCTTCAGCTGTCTCTTGTTGTTTGAGCAGTTCCATGAACCTCTCTATGAGGTCATTAGATGGCGTTTCTTCAACAACTTTTACTGGCTCACCGCAGAGGGGACATTTATCGCGTTTTTCGTCTTCCTTCAGTAATATCATGTGATCGTTCTTACATACTGAGTATCTCCTGAGGAAGACCCAATCATTTTTCTCTTTTTTTGCCCCTACCCTATTTCCAAATGCAATTCTAAGTTTTATTAGGTCGTCCCTGAACGCTACCAAATCTCTTAAATAAATTAGATCTGCCTCACTCATTCCTGATCACATCTTTGCTATGATGTATAGATAGTCTTCTCTGAGTTGCTTATATTTCGCATAAGCATCCTCTGGTAATAGTCGTGGAGTATACACTACATGCGAATACTTGTTTTTCAGCTCGTTCTTTAGCATCAGTCCAACGTTAACACTGTTGTAATCCCTAAGTGTATGTTTAGTCTTCAGTAACTTTCCTGTGATGTTGACAACGTTCTTGTATACGTGAGCCTCAGATGTCGTCATCGTTAATGGTTTTATTGTAATAGCATACGACGATGGCATGGCTTTCATCAATACACCAGAAAGCCTAGTTTCTGACGGTATAGTCATCAACACGTTACTGAACTTTATTGCCCATGTCTGTGCATATTTATGTATCTTTTCTAGCCTCAATCTGTCCATCTTCCCTACCTGCTTTCCAAAACCTATTCCAGCGTCGTCAATAATTATCATGGGTATTTTGCTTATCCCATATGTTTTCATTCCCTCAATTAGGTCGTCAAGTTGCAACGGATCGATGATAATGTGTGCAATAGCGACGTCCCAGTCTCCATATAACGCGTACGCAAGCCACAACGCCAATGAGGATTTCCCTCCCCTGGACTCCCCGCTAACGATCGTCGTCTGACCGGTGTCAATCGGGACAGGTCTTATTTTTTCGAACTTGTGTTCTCTTCTGTTTATCGCGATCTGGTATATTGTATGCATCATGAGAACCGTTAAATCGGCAATACCTTCCATGTAATATTTTCTAGACAGTTCAATGTACTGCTTCTCCATGTAGGGGAAATCGATGAACTTTACATTAGCATCATACACCTGTGTGTAGTATTTTTCGAACATAGGTAACAGTGTATTGTAATCTACTCTCAACAGTGCCTTCTCTGGCTCTGTGTCGTTCAATTTTATATAATCATTTACTCGCATCAACTTCCACCTTTTCTAAGCCGTGTTTCTTTGCAAATTCTTTGATCGCCATTTTCACAACATCAGCCTCTGAGATGTCGAAATATTCCGCTATCTTCTGCACCAATTGTCTGTCTTCTTCTCTCATCCTCACTACCAGATAAGGTTTTGTCGAAACCATTTTCCCACTATGTTATAACCTGGCAAATTAGCTTTAAAAAGGGGGGTGTTAGTTTTTGCTACTAGCGACGACTTCCACCTTTTCCAGAATTTCCTTTTTCAAAATCTGGTAATCTTCAGGCTTCCCGAACTTCATTATACTGTAGTGGTCTTTTTTATCTCTCTCAAACACAACAGGTTTCATTAACTTGATTTTTACCGTGCCTACTTTTTTCCCAGAAGGATATACATATTTTAAAATAAGGTTCTCGTCATCGAATTGCAGATCGTATACCTTTCTGGGGAGAAATAGTAAATTAGTTACAGTGTATCTATGTTCTTCTTTCGCTAATTTGAAAACTATCTTCTCAGGAAATAACAAAATGTTGTATATACCCCTCTTTTTCACGTTTATTGTCACTGAAGTCTCCGCTTTTCTTTTAGCTTCTGGGTCGTTACAATCTGCTTGGAACAATTCATAAACATCATCGCTTATTTCCCTGACTTTGTAACACTCCCATGGAAATGCATATATGTGTATGTCGTGGTTGTGTGTCTTTACCCTCTTGATTTTTTTCCTGTACCCTCTCTTCATGTCTATAACTTACCATGTTTGCTTTAAATTGCTGACCTCCTCAACGCCCTTCCACGGCAACCGATCAAAAGTTAAATATACTAACCTACTAACTAAATTAGATTGGTAACTATGTTAGCTAACCTTTCTCGCCTTTTAGAAGAATATTTCCCTGTCCGCTTGGAGATGTGGGATTATTTAGCCAAACATGAGTATGAGGATATGCTAATGTTAGCCCTAAATGAAGACAAGGACAAGTTAAAAATGCTGTCAAAAGAAGCTGAAAAAATAAAGGAGGATTTTGGATTTATGTTTGACAGTAACGGGACTATAGAAGAATACGTTAATATGGTAATGAACGGGTTACAAAAACTTATTGACGGGTTGAAGAAAAATGAAGAGGAGTTCTACAAGGAGGTATTAAATTCTGATAACCCTAATTTCCTAATAACCGCTTATTATTCGTTGTATTTACGCTTCGTAACAACAGTGTACTTAAAACTACATAAGACTAACATAAAAACAACAAAAGATTCTAGGATTAAAGATATATTCAACATCGCTAATTTCCTAGTAGGATTTTTCGGGATGCCTATACGGATATATATAAAGAAAAAAGAAGTATTCCCTTATATATCTGAGCTAAGCGGAGCATTATTACACGCATTAGTTGCCGATAGGACACCTATACCCTCAAAGGACTCCTTAGGTTATTACCTTTTTTTCAAGATCCACGCTGATTACTCATAATTGTTAGCCTTCATAATTGTTAGCCTAAGAGAAGGTGCTGAAGAACCTTAGAGCTAAAACATATGTTTTTTAATACACGAACTAAAATAATCTTCTTATGGGACTGATAGGTTCACTCGCAACTGTCTTTTACAGGATCAACGAAGGTATAATATATTCGACTTTTCTCGTCGATCTGCTGGTAACCTTGATTAATTTCAATGAGTATTCAACAGACCCCGCACTTGGAAATTACATATCGTTATTGTTGTCGTTCAACCTAGTATTGTTCCTAGAACATGTTCTAGGGAGTGTTTTTCAGGGTGCCGGCATAATAGCAGGAGGAGCAATAGCAGGACTAGCTACTATTTCTGCACTATTTACAAGGAATTATCTCCTGAACTTGTCACAGCAAAATATGAGTACTATGCAAATAATCTTCATTTATTTACTACTTCAATTCATTTTCAATAGCTTTGAAAGCATTTTAGTGTTTTTCACCGCTATACTGCTACCTATGACGTCCAACATATCGTTGCCGTTCATCGCTCCGCCAATACAGCTGTTTGTCCATGACCTCTCGTTAATTATCGATTTCATAGCATCGTTCGGAGAAGTGATGAGCATAATATACGTCCTTATGGCAACCGGGATGTGGAGCGAAATGTAAAGGTATTATAAATAGTATGAGAGGTAATATTTAATAGGGAATCCAAGGTGGTAACGCATAAATTAACCGACGAGCAGAAAAAGATCCTGGAGAGAATGCATAACAGGGTAGATTATATTATCGAGACCTATAGAGAATACCTTGATGCGTTAGCAGAGTATGACAGAACCGGAGTGTTAAAAATCCACGGAAAAGTCCTCATCGACAAACGGGAGAAGCAGTAGGGGTTCCACAAGGAAATACCCCAAACAGCTGTTTAAGAAATGCTTAAATACTGCTGTGAAAACATTTTCTTATGTCGCAGGAATTTGGTCAAAATCAAGGAGACGAGGACATGTTAGATATTTTGATAAATTCTGCAGATAACCGTACAGAATTAGAAAAAAATTTGGACTTTATAGCAAAGGAACTTAAGGACAAATTCCAGCAGGACAAGTTACAAGAGGTTATAGACTACGCCATCGACATAATACTTTACACCTCTTTACCAAGTAGACAACTAGTAGGCTTCGACATTGGTATAACTTTTGGAGGCCCTAACATAGATTTAGTATATAGTAGAGGAGTATGTCAATTAAGAGGATCATGGGGGTCTGCCACTGACAGAAAAGATATAGACAATGATATTTGTGAAACGATATTAGACTATTTAGAGGATCTCTCACTGACGTAAATATTTTTAAAAAAGTTTAACTTTTATATGTTAAAGCCCCGAAATCAGGCATGTACTTTTGTTCTATGTCGTATAACACGTTACTTACGTCGTCTAGCAAATTGCTTAACACCTTTAATTGCTCATTGTCGTCCAGCATTGTGTAAAAGTCCACAAAATACGACACTTCGTTACTATAATCACGTGTATTAATCGAGACAGCATCACCTATCTTCATGTACCAGTCCTGCAAAACCGCTGGGCTTAACGGCTTCGAATCCTGCAATGCACGCTTGATCGCCTCGCCGAACTTGTCTAATACCTCGTCGTAAGCTTTTAGGTATCTAACTTTACTGGCATCGTTAAGCTCATCATTTTGCATTATATTTTCTGCTATCAAACTCAGTATATCGCCTAGAGAATCGCTGATATCTATACTCAACCTTTCTTTCCACAACTTCTCGTACTCTTTTTCTATCGCTTCCCAGAACGCGTGGTCTGAATTTTCTATCGCTTCATTGATATCATTATCTTCGTCTTCCAGATATGAATCCATGAACACTGATAATTGGTCTGGGTTATGGTCTGCTATGCACTCAAGTGGTTGGTCATGAATCTTTGTACAAAAATCCATTACTCTGTCGAACACGACTTCAGCTATATCGCCTGGTTCCATTTTATTTTCCCTCAAACATATGTTATGTCGTGTTTTAAAAAAAGATTTTGGTTGTCTGACGGCTCCCCACACTTATGGACGGGGTCTTCCGCCCCCTTAAACCCCCGAGAAGATAAAAACAGTCACACAAAATGACTGTCCCATAGAGAGAATGAAATACTGGATGCAGTAGTCCCATCATACGTTTGAAGAACATATGCAATAACACCATTAAACTCTACCTTATATAAAATATGATATATCCTCGGAAGAGACACTTTTCTATAATACAGTCTAGTTATCTTGCTAGTTATCTTGGCATTGACTTCCTCGACTTCGCATTCAGTAGGTTTCGAAATTTCAACAACCTTCTTCTCTACAGGGTCAAATCGCAACGTCACATCATCATTGTCAATCTTAATAGTAACGCATTTATATGCCTTCAATCCCGTCATCACGACTCCCCGGTTATACTCTTAGGGGGGACTGATATTTAATACCTAGTTCAGATAATAACTCTTTCTCTATATCGGTAAACTTCACTTCTTTATTAGCGTAATAATACCACAATTTAACGCTCACATCCCTTATAGTTTTTTCGTCGTAAGATGAGAAGATCTTGACATATTGGCTACACTCACCTTTTACGTCCTCTATTTTGTCAAAATAAGCAATATGATCAGTATTAGGTGCGAAAAACTCTAAATTGTCCTTCTTAACTGAAGCTATTAGAAAAGCCATTGAATCCACTAATTTATGATCGTTAAAATGCTCATTTAAACAGTTTATATAGGAAGAAATCTTCCATCTATTGAGCGATGATAACATCATACTATCCATTTATACTCTTGTGGGGAGTGGTATTTAAATCTTCTACGTAGCAAGTTAGGCAGAACCACGACGGGGATGCTAAAACACGGGTAAACTACCCAGCCCAGACAACCGTAAAACAGCCTACTCCCCCGCTCTAAAACAGCTGTTTTAAGGAGAAAACATTAAAAAATGGGCTGACTTAACCATATCGGGCTTGCAGGTAAGCAAACAACGCTTCACATTCTTCTTCGGATTCTTGTAAATAATAGTATGTATCTGGGGAATAACCCTCAAGATTGTAATTGAGGTTTTTTAAGTATTCCAGGCAGTTCATATGACTCACCTCAATGCTCTATAATAGGAACGTCAACAACTTTGATTTCTTTTATCATCACGATCCCTTTATATACTGATACTCTATATGATTCGCCCTGTTTTGCGGGAGGAAGGATTACCCCATCCCTCCCTGATTTCGCTAAAAGATCACGAGCTTCTTCTTCTGTTTTTGCAGTGCCAATGGATTCCATGTTGAATAAGAAAACTGGTTTTCTCGCCTGTAGTATCTGTATCTGGAGCGGTAACGGTATTACACCCACAACAGCGTCGTAAAAGTCGACAACCTTTCTCAATTCATTTATGTCAGTCGGCAACATATCTACCTTCGTCACTTTCTGACAGATTATTGCTAAATCATCTTCTTGCGTCTTTAAGAGCATGTGCCTACTTACAAGTAGGCAATGCTGAAATTTCACGGGTTGATTTGTGGATTGAACTTGGGTTTGGGATTGATTCACCATTTGACTCACAATTATACTCTTGTGGGGAGTGGTATTTAAATTTTCTGCCCAACTAGTTAGGTAGGAATGACGCCACCACGACGGGCGGGAATACTAGGACAAAGCGTTAAACAGCTGTTTAAGGGCTAATACGTTCAACCCAACCTCAGCCTGCTGAGGAACCGCTCCCCATCATGCCTCCAGGTTAACGATAATATAGTCTTCGTCCAAGATCCTTATCCATCCGTACATCTTCATCTTCATCAGTATATTGTGTGCTTCCGTTGGCTTACATTCCATATAAGCGGATGCGACGTCAACCAACTTCTTCCTATCGATATTTAGAACTCCGTGGGTACACTTCGTTATGTTGACAAGGAACTTGTAAAACTCCTTGGCTTTTTCGTACTCATCGTCTGTCATAGAACCAACTATACTATTAATAATAATGTTATAATTGTTGTTTTTTGAAACGCTTTTCATAAGTCGAGTATAACAACTCATGATTTATTAACTTTACCATGGTTTTTCTCAGTAAACTGAGAGTTGTTGAAAAAGTAACAACTCAGCGAAATCAGACCCAAACGCGTAAAGCCTTAAACAGCTGTTTGAGGGAAAATGTGTGTTGCCCAGCCCTGCTAACAATAACTACTACTGGTGGTAGAGCAGAGAAGTGAAGAAAGTAAGTGCGGGAGTATGTTAAGTGTGAAAGTAAGTAAAGAAGCCTCCTTTCTTTTCGCAAAAATTTTTCT